TCTAGGTGAAATATTAAGTAAACTTAAATCAATAGGTAACGTACCAGGTGTTGATAGTTCTATTTTAAGATTTTTACCTTATACAGGCCCAGCGTTACGTGCTACAGATGCACTAAGGTCAATGGGTCGCCAACCAGTAGATCGTGGTGGCCAAGAAAGAACCGCAGCTAGAATTAATGCTCAACAAAGAAAAATTGAAGCACAGGCAATTAAAAATACTAATACATTACGCAAGGCTGAATTAGACGCATTAAAGAAAAAGACAGCCGTAGATCAACTAAAAGACAAGTTTGATTTAGAGCGCATAGGATTAACGGCAGCCTTAAATGCCGCAACAGATGAAGAAACTAAATTACGTTTAAGATCTCAATTGGCCATACTAGATAACAATGAGGCGTTGTCTAAGAAACTATTAGCCGAGATGGAAGCAGCCGAGGGGCTAAAGAAATTTACAGATGAATTAGCATCATCTACCGATAAATTTAGCACAATGGTTAGCAAGCTAGTAAATGAATTTATGGCTATGGGTTTAAGCTTTCAAGAAGCATCCGCCCTAGCCCACATGTCTGCTAGATACCAAGCACAAGCAGATGCTTTTGCAGCTGGTGGCAGTGTTAGTGGTATGAGTATTCCATCTAGTAGAGCACCATTAAATAAAATACCTAGCGGTGCAATTAACCCACAGCAACAATTTACAAGCTCTGCGATTATGGCTGACTTATTAGTACCAGCGACAGTAAAACAATCAGAGGCAATAATGGCATCTATGAGTGCTAGATACCAAGCCCAAGCAGATGCTTATTTCGCTAAGCAACAAGAAATTAAATTAACTATTGACACATCTAGTACTAACGATAGATTTAGTCAACTAATAGCCGAGAGTATTCAATCTGCAACTAAAACAGGTTTAAGCACATCACCTGTCGGATCATTACCATAATGACAGTACCAGTAATAAATGCAGTTATTAACTTTAGCACTGGGCCAAGTTTTGCTCAGGCAATGATTTTAGATACTGGCATTTTAGATACAAACGTTTTAGCAGATTCACTAGCTGTAATTGTAGATGTATCTAATCAAATTAATCGTATTGAAACTAGACGAGGCCGTACTGCCTTGTCAGATCAATTCCAAACTGGCACAATGACCTTGCGCATAGTAGATCAAAATGGTGACTTTAACCCACAGAATACATCTAGTCCGTATTTTAATCTTTTGACACCTATGAAAAAGGTACAGATAACTGCTACCTACGCTGGCAATAACTACGATATTTTTTCTGGTTTTATTACAAGTTATGTTACTACCTATCCTAGAGAATCAGAGGATGTAACTTATACAACTATACAAGCTGTAGATGCATTTAGATTAGCGCAAAATGCTCAGATTAAAACTATTACAGGGGCAACTGCTGGAGATTTATCTGGCACTAGAGTTAATCAAATATTAGATGAAATTGATTGGCCAGCCTCAATGCGTGATGTTGATCCAGGATTAACTACATTACAAGCAGATCCCAATACAGATAGAACAGCATTACAAGCGTTAATAACTGTTGGTGAATCAGAGTATGGCGCAGTATATGTAGATGCGGCAGGATCATTTGTATTTCAAGATAGAGCTGTTACGGCTGGATCAATAGGTGGCACACCTACAGCGTTTGCAGATAATGGCACAGGTATTGAATACATGGATGCCTCATGGATATTAAATGATGTGCTGGTATTTAACAAAGCCACAATTACTAGAGTGGGTGGCACAGCCCAAGTTGCTTTAGATCAGGCCAGCATTGACAAATATTTCCTGCACTCATATTTCTTAGATAACCTATTAATGCAATCAGATGCTGTGGCCTTAGATTATGCCCAGGCTTACGTGGCCAGTAGAGCTGAAACCGAGATTCGAGTAGATTCAATCGTATTAGATTTATATGCGCCTAATTATAATTCTGGAATTTTGGCAGCTTTAGGCCTAGATTTTTTTGATCCTATTTCTGTGCTAACTACCCAGCCAGGTGGATCTACCCTAGAAAAGACTTTACAAATTTTTGGTGTTGGTATGACCATTACACCAAATAGTTGGAAAACTACGTTCACGACATTAGAGCCGATCATAGACGCATTTATCCTAAATGATACGATTTATGGTACTTTAGACTATAATGTCCTAAGTTACTAAGGAGTAAAAATGGCAGCTGGTTTAGGGTTTAAGGATTTTGTTACAGGCGAGGTATTAACCGCCGCTGATGTTGATGGCTATTTAATGCAAGGTATCTGGGTGTTTGCTAATGCAACAGCTAGAGATGCCGCAGTTACATCACCACAAGAAGGTAACTCATGTTATCTAAAAGATACAGATCAAGTATTAACATATTCTGGCAGCGCATGGGTAGCTGTAGGTGGCGGATCACCATTGACTACTAAGGGTGATTTATATACTTACTCAACTACCGATGCTAGAATTGGAGTTGGCGCTAACGGAACAGTTTTAACTGCTGATAGCACAGCAGCCACAGGATTAAAATGGGCTACTCCTGCTGGCGGTCCAACAGGTTATACTTTGTTAAACACAGGAGGAACTGCGTTATCAGGTTCATCGGTGGTAACAGTTTCATTTTCAGCTCAAAAAAAGTTATGGATTTATTTTATTAATGCGTCTGATACCGCTGCCGGTGCACAGATTTCTATAAGATTTAACGCGGATTTTGGTTCAAATCATCTTTATGTAAATAGTGCAATTATTGGAAATTCATCTTGGTCAGCTGCAAATGTAAGTAACCAAGATGGTTCTGGAGGTTCAAGTCAAGCAGATTTATTGTATTTAACTAACAATGCTGCATCAACTGCATTAGGGTCTATTAGTATGGATTTGGCAGATACAACAGGTTGGAAAACTTTTCAATTTTTTGGTGCGCCAACTGGTACAGGAACTGGACAATGGCAAATGAGCGGACATGGATTGTATAAAGCAAGCGCAGCAATAACATCAATAAGTTTAGTTGGAAATGCTTTTGATGCCGGCACTTTATTTGTTTATGGAGCAAACTAATGAAAATTACTGAAAAACACTTTAACACTATTACAGGCGAAGAAACTGTTATTGAACGCGATGAAACAACTGCTGAAAAAAAAGCAAGAGAAAAATTTGCAAAAGAAATTTTAGCAGCCCAAGTTGAAGCCGAAGCAAAAGAAACAGCACGCCAAGCAATTGCTGATCGTCTTGGTTTAACAGCTGATGAATTACAAGTATTGCTAGGCTAATGAAACCCTGGTTATGTGCAGCTGGAGTGCAGTTAAGAGATCAGATTGATACCTGGTATCCAGATCGCCGCACTGCCAGTGATGGGTGGATTGGTGATGCTCGTCATAGTGCCAGCAAATCGGATCATAATCCAGACAGGGGCGCACAGGGAATTGTCAGAGCCATTGATGTTGATTCTCGTTTGGATTCATCAGAACAGCTCTCGATATATCTGGCTGACCAAATCAGGATCTGTGCTAAAACCGATAAACGCATATCTTACGTAATTCATAATGGCAAAATAGCGAGCAGGATTCTTAATTATAAGTGGCGCACCTATAAGGGTTTTAACAAGCATTATAAACATGTACATATTAGCTTTACAAAGGCAGGCGACAAAGACGGCAGGGCGTTTGACATACCACTACTAGGGGGAAAAATATGAAGATATCAGATAAACAAAAAGCAATACTAAAGTCCTATGCACGTGGGGTATTAGTATCTTTCTTAACATTTTTAGCAAGTAATGAATTAGGTTTAGATCCAGCACTGTCTGTAGTTATTGCAGCACTTGCTGGGCCAGCAGCTAGGGCTCTAGATAAATCCGATAGCGTTTATGGTGTCGGTGCTGATGAAAAATGAGTCCAACAGAATGGGCTGGCTTTGGCGCTGGCGTTATGGCCGTGCTATCAGGCGGGCTAATAGGATTACGTTTCCTAGTTAAAGGTTGGTTAAACGAGCTGCGACCTAATGGTGGCTCTAGCATGAAGGATCAATTAACTAGATTAGAACAGCGTGTCGAT